TACGATAACCACCGTCTAGTGATGGCTCAAAGTTCTGCAATTGGAATGCTGAACCTACATTGTTAATACCTTGTTGTAGTGGACTGATGTTAGTAATCAACCCTCCAGTAAAAGGTACAGGAAATGTTTGCCACTGTGTAGCCATTATTATGAAACTCTCAGGCTAGATGTGCTGCGATTTAGAACTGTTGAACGTACATAGTCATAACGGTTAATGTATAGGCTACGCATGTACTTAATGCCTGTCTCGAACTTTCCTTGTGCAATCTGTGATGCTTGTGTGTCAGCACGGAACTGATAGGCATAGAACATAGCACCGTCTACAATAATATGTTTAAACTCTAGAGGTACGCTTGGTACATCATCCCACAACTCAAGTGATACTGGATTGCGGTAGTATTCGTAGACTAACTCATACGCTTTGTCTGGAGTAGGAATAACGATAAACTCTTGACTTGGTGCACGTACAATATTGCGTGGAATAGTCTGTGTATCGCTACCAGAGTTATACTCATAATCTACATATTTGTCAAGGTATTCTTGATAATCTAATAGTTTTAGTTTAGTTGTACCAACACTTAGAGATGCATCTTTCTTGATACGGAAACTGTTCATATCAATAAGTTTAGCATCTGTAGGATAATCGTAACGTGTAACACCTGCAGTAAGTGTCTCTTCTTCTAAGACGTGGTTCCAAGGCCAGTTAGATTCTTCATGATTGATGTGGCGTAATGAAGCATTTACAGCATCTTTAGCTGAGTTATAAAAACCTGATGATGTAGCAAAGTTAGAACTTGTTAGTTCTACTTCGTTCAACCTACGGTTTACTTCGTTTACTAATCCTAGAAAGTTATAAGCCATTATTTATTCCTTACACGTAAACGAACCTTGCGCTCCACTACCAAGCCATTTGAGTCAGCTATACGACAATAGAACTGATATAGTATATTGTTAGAGCCTGAACCTAGACGTGCAGTAGTAACTGTATCCGTATTGGTAGCTGATACTAACTGAATGCCATTAACAAGTTGACCACTAGGGATTAGCTCAGTCTTTACACCATCAGCGTCATCAACAAACCAAGTAACACTGCTAATGACTGCACTACCAAGAAAGCGTGACCAATCAATGCTATAGTCTAGTATTTCGTCAGGGTCTTTGTTAGGCCATTTAAGAGACATTATTGTTATTCCTATTATGCTGCACGAACATACACTGTGTTACCTAGTGTGCTATACTCGCCTATATAAGCAGTACGATCTCTGCTGTAGTTTGTCTTGATTGCTTCGTAGTCGAACTGTACTGCGTCTATTGTTTCATCACCTACAGTAAATGTACCTTGTACTCCTACTGGTAATACTACAGCTTTACAGTCTAGTGTGACAGTGTTTATACCTGTTGTGCCACCAACACCATCAAGTGCTACATCAGCTTCAGCATCAATGACAACTTCATCACCGTCAATCAGGATAGAGTCAGTGATAATGTCACCCTCTACACCTACTGGTAATACTACAGCTTGTGATAGTACAGTAACACTATTTGTTGCACCTGTACCTTCTACACCTGTAACTGCAAAGGTAGCTTCAGCATCAACAACAATCTCGTCACCCGTTACAAGTGGATCGTCTGTGATGATGTCAGCTTCTACACCTGTTGGTACGACTACAGCTTTAGCTACGATAGTTACATCATCTATAGCACCTGTAGCTGATACACTGCTTGGTGTGAATACTACACCTGTACCGCCTGTGGCTGTAACTGTGTTTGCTGCACCTGTAGCTTCTACGCCTGTCAGTGCACCTGTAGTTGCTTCAGCTTGTGGTGTAGGTGCACCTATAGCACCATCACCTTGTGTACCTGTTAGATCAACAGTAGTACGTGAGCTAACGTCAATACCTGTGTCTATTGCACCTGTACCTGCTACACCTGTAAGGGTAACTGCAATGTCGGCCTGTTCATAGCTTTCACCAAAGGTAGCTACGGAGAAAGGATTAGTAGAGTAGGCCATAAGTTACTCCTTATGCTGCAGCGTCACTTGCTAGGACACCGTACCAGTTAGAACCACCATCACGTGTATGGAAGACGTAGATGTCAGTTTCACCTGAAGCAGGGGCATCTGGGGCTGTACCACCTGCCCAACGAACTGTGCTAGGCCATGTGACTGTTGAGCCGTTGCCTGTTAGTTGTAGGATGAAACCCATAGAATAGCCACTGTCTGCACCACTAAATGTGAAGGTTGTGTTGCCTGACATTGTGAGACTGAATGCGCCAGCATTGTCTACATTACACGTTGGAGATGTACCTGATAGTGCATCGTAGTCTTCTCCTACAGATCCAGTAGTGTACAAGTTGCCGGTTATTAGTGCGCCGTTTGCGTCAGTCTGTATCCGCACCAAACCATTGTTATGCAAATAGATTGAACCGTTGAGATCAGTTTTTATTAGCCACTCGTTATTTACGTCATTATACAGACCCGCAGTGTTACTGTTGTCGTGCATAAAGACAACACGACCACCAATACTGTAGCCTTCCCAACCACCATGCCCACCACCGTCAATCTCAATAGAGCCATAGCTGCCAGAGACAGGACGGAAGTAGCCGTTGCCTGTGTCGCCTAGACGTACACCTGTGGTGTTGACTGTTATTTCACGTGAGCCGCCAGTGTAGACGTTAAACTCGTTTGTGCCGAACTGGATGTAGGTGTCGGTGTCGCCATCGTGGTAGATACGATCTTGTAGATAAATGTCCTCAACATCAGTAATGTTATTATTATTCATGTCCAAGCCAGAGTTAGCACTCTTACGCATGAATGTGCTTTCGTGGACGCCATCAACGGTATCAGCATCTAGGCCAGAGCCAGAGCCATCTACTGTTTTAACTTTTGTAAGAACATCGGATGCAGTGTAAGACGAACTTGCTAGTTTTGCATCCAATGCAGTCTGCAATCCATCAATATTGCTGATAACGTGGTTGTGGCTATCGTCTGCAACGGTTGCTGTAATACTTACGTTGCCACCACCGTTAAAGCTAGTGCTACCAGATACATCGCCTGTAAGACTGATAGTACGTGCAGTTGCTAGTGTGCTTGCTGTACTTGCATTACCACTTAGTGTACCTGTAATAGTACCTGCACTGAAGTTACCTGATGCATCACGAGCTACAACTTTAGATGCTGTGTTAGTAGGTGTGGCATCTACGTTAAGCGTAGGTGTAGAACCTTCACCAGATGTACCACCTGTCAAGTAGTTACCTGATGTGATAGTAGATACGTAATCACCTGTAGTGTCAGTACCTAGTGCTACAGAGTTAGCAGCAATAGTAGTTGCGATAGAAGCGTTACCTGTACCGTCTACACCTGTAACACTACCTGTGACATCACCTGTCAAGCTGATAGTACGTCCTGTTGCCCAAGCTGTTGCAGTAGCTGCATTGCCTGTTGTGTCTTGGTTACCTGTAGTGTTAACACCTGGTAAGTTAATACTTGCTGTACCATCAAATGATACACCACCAATGTTACGAGCAGTCTCAAGGGCAGTAGCAGTGTCAGCATTACCTGTTACATCACCAGTGACGTTTCCTGTCACATTGCCTGATAGACTTGCTGATACACTGTTAAATGTTACATCGGATGTTGTCTCTACAGCCTGACCAATGTTAATGCCTGTACCGTCTACAGTAACACCTGTACCTGCATCAGCAGCAAAGACAGTACCTGTTAGTGTAAGACCATTACCTGCACTATATACGGCAGTAGAGGCTACCTGTGTAAATGTAATATTAGTTGTACCAAAGGTAATTGTACCTTCAGTGTTCATCACATATAGCTCACCTGCACCTGCATTACCTTCTAGTACGAAGAATGCGTCACCCTTACCGAAAGAGTTAGGATCGGAAGGTGCATAACTATCTGTGTCAGTAGAACGGGTTAGTACCCAGTTTGTAGATGCTGAACCTGTATCTGTTACAGTGTATACACCGTTCTGTGTAGCATCCGTTTGTTCATAAACAAGTACACGGTCACTTGTGCTAAGAGTAACACCGTCAATGACTAGTGCAGCTTGTGTGCTGTTGTTAGTAAGTGTAGCACCTACACCTGCAGTACCGTTGTCATACGTAGCAGAGAGGTTACCTTCTTTCTCAACACGTACTGGATCATGGTAGTGCAAACCTGCTGCAGCAATCGTATCGACATACTCTTTTGTCGCAGCTTGTAATGCAGTCTGGGGATCACGAGTAAGCTCAAGATCACCATCAGCACTAAAGAATGCAGCTTTACCTGCAGGTTGTGAAATAAACACTTCAGCTTGTGCTGTAAGGTTGACTGCACTACCTGAGTTAGAACTTGCTAGAATGGTAGTACGAGCTAGTAGTGATGAACCTTCTGTCCACGTTCCTAGCCCGACTTCCCAGTTGTTAGTGCTTGGCTCTAGTATGGAATAGTAAGTAGTATCGCCATCCGACAAAGCAGCAGCAAAAGTCTGGAAGCCATCTACTGTACCGTTTAAGGTAAGTGTGCCTGTACCAGTAGTTGTAGTAGTTTGTTTTACTCTGTCTTTAATTACGAGAGCCATAGCCTATGCTCCTATTATGCGATACGGATAATTGCGTTAGATGCGTCTGCAGTCGGGAACTGGATAGTGTAGTCACCGTTAGTAGATGTCTTAGTACCGCCAAAGTCAATTACTGCAATAGCAGCATTAGAAGCAGATGCATTGTAGATGATACAACCGTCTGCTGAGATAGTTGAGGAAGTAAATACTTCATCGTCAATATCAATGATAGCTGTTGTGCCATCTGTAGAGATAGTAACGTTGTCTAGTACTTGACCACCTGCTGTGTAACCTGTACCTGTAGCTTCGTCGCTGTTACCTGTTACATCGGAATAGTTAGTAGTCGCTGCACCATACGTGCCTGTCGGAGATGCTTTGATAAGTGCAAGCTTAATAGAGTTGGTATCCAAATCATGAGTACCACCCAATAGTTCCGACTTAAAGCTTGTACACATTGCTGTTGTGATAGCCATTGTTTGGAATCCTTTTTTAAGATTGTAGATGTACTAAAGGGCCAGCCTCTTGACAAGACCAGCCCAATAGTTTATCTAAGATTAAGCAGCGTTGTAACGTGCTGTGATAAGTGCCTCTGGGCGTAGAATTTTTCTACCGTAGAGGTGCATACCACGAACGATGTCTGCGAATGAATCTGGGTCACGGTAGTTCTCAACTTTGTTGATTTGCTCCGCTGAAGCTACTGCTTCTTCCTGACCAGCTACAATAACACCGTAGTTGTCGTTCTGCGCTGTTGTACCTGAAGTACCTGCGCCTGTACCTTTTGCTGGTAGGTTGTTTGACACATAAACACGGAAGCCGTGTAGGTTGTTCATAACCAAACCATTCATTAGGCCCGTGCCGCCCCAATCAGCTTGTAATACACGAGAATCTTCGTCTTTCAGCATTTCCATGAATACTGGGTCAACGACGATCCAACGTCCACGTGCATCAACATTCTCTGTGTCCATCTTACGAGCCATACGAGCTACGACTGTTAGAGGAGATACAGTTGTTGCTGACAATGCAGTTGCACCTGGTAGGCGGGGTGCTAGAGGAACTGAGTCACCTGCTGTTGCTGTACCAGCAATAGTCAAGTTACCGAAGTCAGTTGCGTCTAGGTGGTTCGCTGTTAGGAACTCGCCTGTTAGGTTACCTGCAGTGTCGTGCTGCGCATCACCAGATGTTGCAGTTGAATACTCACCTGCTGATGTGTGGCCTGACAAGTACTGCATCACGTCTGTGTCCATGGAGTCTGCCATTTTATATGCAGCACGGTCAGCAGCTAGTGATACGTAGTCAACGTTAGAAAACTGCTCTTCGATGTCATCCATTTTGAATGCGAAGTAGTTTGCTTTGTCGATTGTCAATGAGAAGTCTTCATCGTTTAGCTTCTCAACAGAGATAGCTGTGTGACGCTCAAGAGCGTTAACAGTTACGTCTGGTTCTTTTTGAATACGAACAACGTCACCTTGGTTGGCGATCTCACCGAAGTAAGAGTTGTTTGTAATTGCGTTTGTGACAGCAGATTTGCGTAGAGCGATCTGTGCCTGTTTTGAGTAGATAATTGGGGAGAAGTTCCCGTCAAATCCACCCGATGCGGATGTAATAGCCATAGTTAGTTTCCTTTCATAGATATGGCGTGAAAAATAACACTACATACCCACTGAAAGAGGCTCTTCATAATAGGGTGGTCAGCTATGCATTAAGGGTGGCCGCCCTATCTGCGCTGGGCCTATACGTTGAGGTAGTTCTTTGTTGTGGCTAGTGCTTAAAAAGCATACACACTTATTTTGTGTATATGCTATAGTTTTACTTATGACTTTAACTTTGTCAAGCTATTTCTTTGTCATATCGTAAATAAACTTACCAGAGCGCTGGGCTTCCATGATCTCGTCCATGCGCTTCTCGTATTCTTTAATAGACATCTTAGCTACTTGTGATTCACTAATAAACTTAGATGCTTCATCATGTTCAGGAGTAGTGTTGCGTTTTGTCTTCACTGAAGACGCAGCTTCCTTGTCATTACTTGATGGCTTCTTACCTGTGATACCCTTGTCAACTTTATACAAGTCAATCACACGAGCTACAGACTTAGCATCATCTACATTCTCGTACAGAGCATCTTGTACCCACTTAGGCTGGTCTTTAGCCCATTCATGGAATACATCATCTGCAC